GTATTATCGAGCACTGGCAAAACGAGGTTGATGGATTAAAACATGACGGAGACGCTTTAAATGAATTTTATAGACAGTTTCCACGTACTGAAGAACATGCTTTTAGAGATGAAACTAAAAACAGTATATTTAACCTAGCTAAGTTATATGAGCAAATAGATTATAACGAAGAAGTTTCTAATAATATAAGTAGAGGAAACTTTCAGTGGGTCAACGGTATAAAAGATACAAAAGTTATTTTTTATCCTGATGCAAAAGGTAGGTTTAAAGTTAGTTGGGTACCACCAGGTCACCTGCAGAATAAAATTATAAACAAAAACAATAGAAAATACCCTGGTAATGAACACATGGGTGCTTTTGGTTGTGACAGTTACGATATATCAGGAACGGTTGATGGTAAAGGATCTAAAGGTGCTTTACATGGTTTAACTAAGTTTAGTATGGAAGACTGTCCACCAAATCAGTTTTTCTTAGAGTATATTGCAAGACCAGCAACAGCGGAGATGTTCTTTGAGGACGTTCTAATGGCTTTAGTATTTTACGGGATGCCATTACTTGCAGAAAATAATAAACCTCGTCTATTGTATTATTTACGAAGACGTGGTTATAGAGGTTTTTCAATGAATAGACCTGATAAAGTTTGGAATAAATTATCAGTTGCTGAAAAAGAAGTAGGTGGTATACCAAACTCAAGTGAAGATATTAAACAAGCTCATGCAGCTGCTATTGAAATGTATATACAAGAGCACGTTGGTATGAAGTCAGATGGTTCTCACGGTACAATGTATCTTACAGAAACTTTACAAGACTGGGCTAAGTTTGATATAAACAATAGAACAAAGTACGATGCTACTATAAGTTCTGGTTTAGCTATTATGGCTTGTAACAGACACTTATATACGCCAAATGCTAATATAGAAAAACAGAAATTAAACATAAGTATTGCCAGATATAAAAACGATGGTAGTATATCAAAACTAATACAAAATTAATATGGCTGAGTCAGTTGTAAAAAGTAATTTTCCGAGTCAAATCGCAAGCGATTTAGAAAAGCTGAGTCCAGAGTATGGGCTAGAAGTGGCTAAAGCCATTGAAAGTGAGTGGTTTGATAGAGATACAGGTGCTAATAGATATTTTAACAATATAAACGAGTTTCATAAACTAAGACTTTATGCTCGTGGAGAGCAATCTGTACAAAAATATAAAGACGAGTTATCTATTAACGGAGACATGTCTTATCTTAATTTAGACTGGAAACCAGTTCCTATTATACCTAAGTTTGTAGATATAGTAGTAAATGGTATTGCAGAAAGAACCTATGATATAAAAGCATTTTCACAAGATCCTTTTGGTATATCTAAAAGAACTAAATACATGGAAGGTGTTTTAGCTGATATGAGAACTAAGGAATTAACTAACTTAGCTCAAACAGCATTTGGTATAAGTATCGGTCAATATCCAGAACCTGAATTACCTGATTCAAAAGAAGAATTAGAATTACATATGGCTTTAACTTATAAACAAGCTATTGAGCTTGCTGAGGAACAGGCTATAAATACTTTATTTGAGTCTAATAAGTATGAATATACTAAGAAAAGATTTTATTATGATTTAACTGTTTTAGGTATTGGTTGTGTAAAAAATACATTTAATACTTCTGAAGGAGTTAAAATAGAATATGTAGATCCAGCTGATATTGTTTATTCACATACAGATTCACCTTATTTTGATGATATATATTATGTGGGTGAAATGAAAACAATACCTGTAAATGAGTTAAAAAAACAATTTCCAGACTTAGATGAGGATAAATTAAAAGAAATAACAAGTTCTGCTTTATATAAGAAAAGTAGACACATGCATACTCATAATGCTCATCATGATAAAATAGATCAAAACCAAGTTCAAGTTTTATATTTTAATTATAAAACATATATGAATGAAGTTTACAAAGTTAAAGAAACAGCTACAGGTTCTGATAAAGCTATATTAAAAGATGATCAATTTAATCCACCTGTTAGCGATAACTTTGAAAAAGTAGAAAGATCTTTAGAGGTTTTGTATGAAGGTGTTTTAATATTAGGTACTGATATACTATTAAAGTGGGAAATGGCTAGAAATATGATGAGGCCAAAAAGTGATAATTCAAAAGTAAAAATGAATTACGCTATAGTTGCACCACGTATGTATCAAGGTGAAATAGATTCTTTAGTAAAACGTATTACAGGTTTTGCTGATATGGTTCAATTAACACATTTAAAACTACAACAAGTTATGTCTAGATTAATACCTGATGGTATTTATTTAGATGCTGATGGTTTAGCTGAAATAGATTTAGGTAATGGAACAAACTATAATCCACAAGAAGCATTAAATATGTTTTTCCAAACTGGTAGTATTATAGGTAGATCTATGACGGGTGATGGTGAAATGAATCCTGGTAAAATACCTATACAAGAAATACAAAGTGGTAGCGGTGGTCAAAAACTACAAAGTTTAATTAGTACATATAATTATTATTTACAAATGATAAGAGATGTGACTGGATTAAACGAAGCTAGAGATGCTAGTGTACCTGATGCTAAGTCCTTAGTAGGTATACAAAAAATGGCAGCTGCTAATAGTAACACTGCTACTAGACATATATTACAAGCTGGATTATTTTTAACAGCTGAAACTGCTGAGTCTTTATCATTAAGAGTTTCTGATATTATAGAATATTCACCAACTAAAGAAGCATTTATACAAAAAATAGGTGCTCATAATGTAGGTACGTTAGAGGAAATGTCTAACTTACATCTACATGATTTTGGTATATTTATAGAATTATCTCCAGATGAAGAAGAAAAACAAATGCTAGAAAACAATATACAACAAGCGTTGTCTCAGCAATCAATAGATTTAGAGGACGCAATTGATCTTAGAGAAATTAAAAACGTTAAACTAGCTAATAGATTATTAAAAATCAAACGTAGAAAGAAACAAGAAAAAGATCAAAAAATACAACAGCAAAACATGCAGGCTCAGTCACAAGCTAACGCTCAACAACAACAAGCTGCTGCAGAAGCTGAAGTACAAAAACAACAAGCATTAACTCAAACTAATATTGCTTTTGAAGAAGCTAAAGATGCAATTGAAGAAAGAAAGCAAATGAGAGAAATGCAAATGAAAAAAGATTTAATGGATCACGAGTTTCAATTAAACATGCAATTAAAAAGAGTTGAAACTGATGCATTAGCTAGCAAAGAATCTATGAAGGAAGATAGAAAAGATGAACGTACTAGAATACAAGCATCTCAACAGTCTGAATTAATAGATCAAAGAAAAAAAGATAAAGCACCTAAAAAGTTTGAATCAAAAGGTAACGATGGATTAGGTGGTTTTGATCTAGGACAATTTATGCCTAGATAATTGTTTAATTATATAATATTATATTATGGAAGAAAAAAATGAAAAACCAGTAGTAGAGACTACTGAGCAAAAAGACATACCACAAGAAACTGGTAAGTTGAAAGCTAAAAAACCTAAAAATTTAGGTAAAGTTAATGAACCTACTGTAGCAAAAGTTGATATGGCAAAGGTTGAAGAAAAACAACAAGAAGCTACTGAAGAAGTGGCTAAAGTTGATTTATCTGACGATAAAAAAGAAGAAGTTGTAGAAGAAGTTAAAGAAACTGTAGAAGATGTTAAGGAAGAAGAAACTCCTGTAATAGAAGAAATAGTAGACGAAGAAACTTCTGAGCAAAAAGAAGAAGAAACTGTAGAAGAGGTAAAAGAACAAGTTGAAGAAGCTGTACAAGAAGCTCAACAAACTGGTGAACCTTTACCGGAAAACATACAGAAAGTTGTAGATTTTATGAAAGAAACTGGTGGTAGTTTAGAAGACTATGTTAGTTTAAATAAAGATTATTCTAGTTTTGATGAAGCATCTTTATTAAGAGAATACTACAAGCAAACAAAACCTCATTTATCTAGTGATGAAGTTGATTTTATGTTAGAAGATCAATTTTCATATGACGAAAACTCTGATGATGAGCGTGATATTAAAAGAAAAAAATTGGCGTTAAAGGAGCAAGTTGCGAACGCTAAGTCCCACTTAGACGGGCTAAAGTCTAAATATTACGAAGAAATCAAAGCTGGAAGTAAACTGCTCCCAGAGCAACAGAAAGCAATTGATTTTTTCAATCGTTACAATAAAGAAGCTGAACAGAATCAAAAACTTCTTGACAGACAACAAAACATTTTCAACAAAAAGACTAATGAAGTCTTTAACGAAAAGTTCAAAGGTTTTGAATTTAACGTAGGTGAAAAAAAGTATAGGTTTAATGTTAAGAATGCAGATGAGGTAAAGCAACAACAAAGTAGTATTGATAATTTTGTTTCTAAATTTTTAGGCAAAGACAATACTATAGATAATGCTAAAGATTATCACAAATCGTTGTTTACCGCTATGAATCCAGATGCTGTGGCTAGACACTTTTATGAACAAGGAAAAGCTGATGCTATTAAAGATAGTGTTGCTAAATCTAAGAACATTAACATGGATCCTAGAGCACAACACTCAACTAATAAATCAGAATTTGTTGATGGTATAAAAGTTAGACACGTAACTGGTAGTTCTGCTAGTGACTTTAAAGTGCGAATTAAAAAATAAAGTTTAACATATTAAAAATTAGAAATTATGCCTTTTCAAAATTCCGGGGCTGGAACAGCCCTAGCAAATTTGACTCCGCGACCAACTCAGATCACAGCATGGGATAACTACATGTCATTTGACTCTGCTTCAGGTGGTGGAACATTCTTACAGCAATTTCTACCTGAAATTTATGAAAAAGAAGTCGAAAGATATGGTAAAAGAACTGTATCTGGTTTCTTAAAAATGGTAGGTGCTGAAATGCCTTTAGCTTCTGATCAAGTAATTTGGTCTGAGCAAGGTAGATTACATATCGCTTATGATGACGGCGTTGCAGGTGAAGTCTGTAACATTGTTTCTGCAGCGGGTAACACAATCGCTTTACCATCTGGACACCAAGTTCAAGTTAACGATACTATTATCGTTAGAAACTTAAGCAGAACTGCTCCAGTTATGAAAGCTAGAGTTAGTGCGGTTAATGGATCTGGTGGTGCACCTGCTTCAGGTGTTGTTGCTCTTCCTTATGCTACTAACGATTTTGCAGACACTGGTTTTGGTTACCAAGACGCAGATAACCTAGCGTTATTTGTTTATGGTAACGAATTCGCAAAAGGATCTGCTAACTTAACAAGATCTATGGACGCGAGTTTTACTCAGTTCTCTAACAGACCAATGATCATTAGAGATAGATATTCTGTTTCTGGTTCTAACACTGCTCAAATCGGTTGGGTTGAAGTTACTACTGAAAACGGAGCTTCTGGTTACTTATGGTACTTAAAGTCTGAAGCAGAAACTAGATTAAGATTCGAAGATTACCTAGAGATGGCAATGATCGAGGCTGAAGAAGTTGAGTCTGGTTCTGCTATTACTGGCGTAGCTGGTTCACAAGGTTTATTTGACGCTCTAGAATCTAGAGGTTTAGTATTCACAGGAACTGATTTTGACATACAAAATGCAAGTATATCTGGTGCAAACTCAGGTGCTACTGCACAAAACTATGTACATCAAAATGGTCTTGCTGAATTTGATGCTATTCTTCAAGAATTAGATAGTCAAGGTGCTATTGAAGAAAACATGATGTTCTTAGACAGAGGAACTTCTCTTGAAATTGACAACATGCTTGCTTCTCAAAATTCTGCAGTAGTTGGTGGATCATCTTACGGTGTATTCAACAATGAAGAAGATATGGCGCTTAATTTAGGTTTCTCTGGTTTCAGAAGAGGTTCTTATGACTTCTACAAAACTGACTGGAAATACTTAAATGACTCTGTAACAAGAGGAAACTTCAGCGACGTTGAAGGTCTTATCGTACCAGCTGGTACTTCTACTGTATATGACGAAAGCTTAGGTAAAAACATAGCTAGACCGTTCTTACACGTTAGATATAGAGCTTCAGAAGCAGATGATAGAAAGATGAAATCATGGATTACTGGTTCAGTAGGTGGTAACTACACTTCTGACGAAGATGCTATGAATGTAAACTTCTTATCAGAAAGATGTTTATGTGTTCAAGCTGCGAATAACTTCGTATTATTGAAATCATAACAATTATTATTAAAAGCAAAGGGAGCTTCGGCTCCCTCGGCTTTTATTTATTAACTTTTATTATATTATATCATGGAAAAAACACAATTAAAAGACCAATTATGGGTCTTAAAAGGTAAACATCAACCGTTAATAACGGTTATACAAGCAAAACATACTAGAAATAAACCTCTATTATATTTTGATGAAGAAAAGGGCTACAATAGAGAGTTAAGATACGCAACAAATCAAAGATCTCCTTTTGCTGATGAGCAAGTAGGATCATGTACTTTAGGACATATTGTATTTAGAAATGGAAAACTATTTGTAGAAGGTAAAAAACCAAATTTACAAAAGTTTTTAGCACTTCACCCTAAAAACAATGATTTGTTTGAGTTATACGACGCTGTCGAAGAAGCTCAAGATGAAACAGCTTGGATAAATGCACAGCTTGACGCTATGAACATGGCTAGAGAGTTGGATATAGAGCATTTAGAAGCTATATTAAGAGTAGAGTACGGTAATAAGGTATCAGAGATGAGTTCTAAGGAACTTAAAAGAGATGCTTTGGTATTTGCTCAAAAACAACCATTAAACTTCTTAGCGTTAGCTAAAGACGATAATGTAGAAATCAGAAACTTTGGTGTAAAAGCTGTAGAAGCTGGTATTATTGAATTATCATCAGACAATAGAACGTTTAAATGGAAATCAAATGGTAGAAAACTAATGACTGTTCCTTTTGACGAACATCCTTATTCTGCTTTAGCCGCTTGGTTTAAAACAGATGAAGGCTTAGAAATCTACAAAGCAATAGAAAAAAAGATTAAAAAATAATTAATCACTTATAGAGGTAACCATCTCTATGAGGTGGTTACTTACTATAAATAAAAGAAATTATGGCGGTAAACATAGATACTGTATATCAAAGAGTACAAGCTATAGCAAATAAAGAACAAAGAGGTTATATAACACCACAAGAATTTAATTTATTAGCTAACCAAGCTCAAATGGATATATTTGAACAATATTTTTATGATCAAAACGAACATGGTAGAAGGCCTAGTAATGATACTACATATTCTGACATGTTAGATTTATTAGAAGAAAAAATTGATCATTTTGAAAGATATAGACAACAAGTTACTATGTCTACAACAACTGGTGAAGAAGGATTAGGTACTTTACCATCATATTATAGATTAGGTGAGTTATATTACAAAAAAGGTTCTGACTATTACGAAATAGAAAACGTTACTCAAAACGAAATACATCATTATCAAAGATCACCATTAACTGCACCAACAGCCACAAGACCAATGTATGTTAGGCATAGCGCTGTAACAGCAACAGGTCAAACAGGTACTACACTAAACGAAATTCCACTAGCTAGAACAATACAAGTTTATCCTATTACAATTACTGGTAATGTATTTTGTAATTATATAGCTAGACCACAAACAGTTAACTGGAACTATACTCTAGTTAACGGTTATCCACTATATAACGCTACAGAAAGCGGTACTAGTGGCACAAGACACTTTGAGCTACATCAGTCTGAAGAAACTGAATTAGTTATAAAAATATTAGCATTAGCTGGTATAACATTAAATGATGCTAATTTAGTTACACTTGCTGCTCAAGAAGATGTAAGAAACGAAACACAGAAAAAACAATAAGCCATGCCATTATTCACAGGAACACAACAACAATATTACGATAATAGCCAAAGCTTTACTGCTACAGCAAACCAAACTGTATTTACTTTAACTTTTAATCCTTTACCTGCATTAGAAACTGAATTTGTAGTTTTTGTCAACGGTGATCAGATTAATAGTAACACATACTCTTATTCTGGTACTGGTGGTACCGCTGGTCAATTAACACTGCCAGCTCAAGCAGAGGGCAACATTGTGTTAGTAAGGCAAGTAACAGAAAATGAATTATTAGGTAACTATCAATATATTGGTTTAAATGAATTGGTTAATAACTTTATAATAAGTTATGTTGGTGAAGAAAAATTAATAACCAAAGTAAAAAGAGCTGATGTAATATTCCATGCATCAAGAGGTATTGCTGAACTAAGTTATGATACATTAAGATCTCATAAATCTCAGGAAATAGAATTACCACCAAGTTTAAAAATGAAATTACCACATGACTATGTTAACTATGTTAAAATATGTTATGCTGATAACAATGGTGTAGAAAGATTATTATATCCTTCAAGAAAAACAAGCAACCCAACAGCTTTACTACAAAGTGATGATTACGAATATTTATTTAATGAAGACGGATCACTTTTAAATGCTTTTGAATCTGACACTTGGGTTAATTACCAGTCGTCTGATAGAGCATTAACTGATCCACAATATACTAGTGCTGATGATTACGATGATGATAAACTTATATTTGAAGGTAAAAGATATGGTTTAGATCCAGAGTTTGCTCAAGCAAACGGTATATTCTATATTGATAAAAACAAAGGTTTTATACACTTCAGTAGTAATATGGTTGGTAAAATAATAACTTTAAAATACATAAGTGATAGCTTAGGTACTGAAGATGAAAAATTAGTACATAAATTTGCTGAAGAAGCAATATATAAACATATAGCTCACGCAATAATTGCTACAAGAGCTAATATGCCTGAATATCTTGTTCAAAGATTTAAAAAAGAACGCTATGCTGCTATTAGAAACGCTAAGTTAAGATTATCTAACTTTAAGTCAGAAGAAATAGCACAAGTAATGAGAGGTAAATCTAAACAAATAAAACATTAGTAAATGGCGGAAATAAAAAATACGTTCACGTCGGGGAAAATGAATAAAGACCTCGACGAAAGATTAATTCCTAAAGGTGAATACAGAGACGCTTTAAACATAGATGTTGTCAACTCTGAGAGTTCAGATGTTGGTTCAATAGAAAATTGTTTTGGTAATGTTCAAAGGTCATTTTTAAGTCAAGTAGGTAATACTTGTATAGGTTCTTGCACGTATGGAAAAGAAGATAAAATACTATGGTTTATAAGAGGACCTGTTCAAGCTGGTACTGGTATAGATTTAATAGCTGAGTATAATGTTCAAACAGGTACACCTAGAGCTGTTTTAGTTGATGTTTATCAATGGAAAGGCGTTGTAGCTACAGCTAATCAAGGTTCTAATACAGTAGTTTTAGACGGAAGTATTGGCACATATAATATTAGAAGAGATATGACCTTTACAATTGGTGTTAACGTATATACTGTAACAGCTGTAAATGGTAATAATATAACATTAGCGTCAAATTTAACAGCCGCTATATCATCAGGAACAACAATAACATTTCACGCTGAAAGAGTTTTAAATTTTAGTGCTTTTGCAGATAGAAGAATTACTGGTATTAATGTTATAGATGGTTATTTATATTGGGCTGATGCTTACTCAGAGCCTAAAAAAATTAAAATAAAAAGATGTATATCTGGTACTCCAGATCCTCTAAGCCACACGAAACATAGAGTAAACGGTACTAATGTAGGTTTTATAAAAGAAGAACACATAACTGTTATAAAAAAATATCCATTAGATGCTCCAATAGTATCTAGTTCTGATAGTCCTTTTAACGGTGCAATATCTGCAACTTGTACTACAGCTGCTGGTACTTTTACATACCAAGATCAAGCTGGTAACGTACACCCTGTTCCAGCTGGTACATCATATGTAGGTACTGGTTTATTAGATTATTCAACATCTAGTAGTGGTTCTCAAAAAGTTATACCACCTATAGCGTTTCTTGCTAATAACTTTTCCCTTCAAGCTTTCGATGTTGGTCAAACTATTAAAATGACAGCTGATGCTACAATAAACGGTATAACAGAAGATTTAGAAGTTAGAGTTGTTATAGAAAATATATTTTTCCAATCAGCTACGTTAAAGACATGTCAAGTTACAATCGCTAGTATATCACAGGGTATACCAAGTGCAGAATTAACATGGGTGGCAAAATTAGAACAAGAAGACCCTTTTTATGAATTAGTATTCCCTAGGTTTGCTTATAGATGGAAATATCAAGATGGTGAGTATTCAGCTATATCACCTTTTACAGACGCTGTGTTTTTACCAGAAAATACTTTTGGTTTTGATTATGATGCTCAAAACGGTTATAACAAAGCAATGACTAATAATGTTAGAACAATCACGCTTAGTGGTTGGGCTGGAGCTCCTTTAGGTGTAACTGAAGTTGATATATTATATAAAGAAGATGGTAAAACAGCTGTATATACTTTAGAAACTTTAAAGAAAAACGAAATAACATTTGATATAACATCTGAATTAATACACGCTTTATTACCTAGTAATCAAATGTTGAGACCTTACGATAATGTACCTCGATACGCTAAGGCACAAGAAATAACAGGTAATAGACTTGTTTATGGTAACTACACACAGCAATATGATTTATTAGAAGATCCTGAGTTTGTTGTAAGTGTTAATAGAACACCTTGCCCTGTTAAAATACCAAATGAATCACTTAAATCAATAAGAACATATCAAGTTGGTGTTGTGTTTTTAGATAAATACGGTAGACAAACACCTGTTTTTTCTTCAGATTCTGCAACAGTAACTCTACATCAACAAGATTCTGATAAAATAAACAAACTTCAAGCTAGGATTACTACAGCTGCTCCAAGTTGGGCTACTCATTATAAATACTATGTTAAAGAGCCATCTGCAGAATATTACAATTTAGCTATGGATCGTTGGTACGATGCTGAAGATGGTAATGTTTGGATAAGTTTTCCTTCAAGTGAAAGAAATAAAGTAGCTGTTGATGATTATTTAATATTAAAGAAAGAACACTCTAGTAATGTACCTGTTTACAGCGATAGTGGTGGTACTATAAAGTATAAAATATTAGCTATAGATAACGAAGCACCTGATTTTCTTAAACAAACAAAGTCTTCGTTAGGTAAAATTAGTACTCAATTTGGTAGAGGTCAAGCACCAACAGAAGGTTTTCCACAAAAAGACTTTAAAACAATAATGATACCTGGTGCTGATATAGCTAACAGTTCTTTAAAAAATATAGCAAGCGAATCAACAGGTGATAAATATCTTAGGTTTGGTGATGGTGCTGGTAATGTTAGCGAATACTACGAAATATCTTCTATAGTTAGAAACGACGTTAACAGTGATGGCGATTATGAAGATGGTAATGACTATTTTGAAATAGAATTAAAAACAGGCATGGGTGATGATGTTAATTTTACTGGTACACCCACAAACAAAAAACCAAATTTAACTTTTGAGTGGTTTATAGAAGAATTAGATTTATATAAAGCTGAATTTGTAGGTAGATTTTTTATAAAAATAAACAAAGACTCTGCTTTAAGAAAACATTTATTAGACAAAGATGTTGATCAGCAATACGTAATAAAACACGAAGAACCTATATATTATTTAAAAGGTTCTAGAGACCAAGACGATTATAAAGGCGCACAGATTTTTTCTGTTGATTATGGTCACACGCATAAACCTAGAGAATTTAACGGTTATAATATTGGTAAAAGTTTTATACAGGGTAATAAAAAAGTAGATTTTAGATTAAGTAATATAGGTCCAGAAGAAGCGTCTCCTGGTTGGTTTTATCCTGGTAAAAGTAAATTTAACAACAACAATTATAAAATACATCAAGCTTTTAGAACTGTTGGTACTTTATTTAGATGGAAAGATGATCCAGATCAAACAGTTTATGAGATAGTTTCAGTTACAGCCGAACATTTGCATAACTGGAGTGATGAAGGTCAAGACTTAACTACATGGACAAACCAAACAAAATGGACAACTAACCATGGTATTAGGTATAAAATGACATTAGACCAACAAGTTACTTGGTCTCCTGTAACATCTCCAAACTCTGTTTCTTCACCATCAAATCCTGATAGTTTAAATAAACACGGTCAAAATGTTTTTCCATTAACTAGATGGAAAAAAGGTGGTAGTAATAGAAAATCATTTACTGAGCTTCAAATAGTAGAACAGAAAAACGATGAGGTTAGTTTTGTTTCAAGAAACCCAGCAATATTTGAAACTGAACCAAAAGAAAGGGTTGATTTAAATTTATACTACGAAACTAAAAACACTTATCCTATAGCTGATCTAGGTACAAGTAAAGAACTAACCTGGTATAATTGTTTTACTTTTGGTAACGGTGTAGAAAGCGATAGAATAAGAGATGATTTTAATGCTAGTAGATTAGATAACGGGCCTAGAGTATCTACAGAGTTAGCAGAACCATATAAATCAGAACATAAAACAAATGGTTTAATATGGTCTGGTATATATAATAGTAACAGTAGAACTAACAATTTAAATCAATTTATACAAGCTGAAGCTATAACTAAAGATTTAAATCCTACCTACGGTAGTATACAAAAATTATTTTCTAGAAACACAAACGTCTTAGCTTTTTGCGAAGATAAAGTTTTAAAAATATTAGCAAACAAAGACGCTTTATTTAATGCTGATGGTAGTAATAATTTAACCGCAACAAATAAAGTTTTAGGTCAATCAATGCCTTTCTTAGCTGATCACGGTATATCTACACATCCTGAGTCTTTTGCAGAATATGCTTTTAGAATATATTTTGCAGATTATCAAAGAAACGCTATATGTAGATTATCTAATGACGGTATAGAAGAAATAACTAGATACAGCATGACTGATTATTTTGGTGATGCTTTTAATGCTATTGATACTGGCGAGTTAATAGTAGGTACTTATGATGAAGATAAACATAACTACAATATAACAATTAATAGTGAAAGAGTAGATACAAATGTTCCTAGCACAACTAGTTTTACTGAAAAAGTAACAGGTTGGACAAGTAGAAAGTCTTTTATACCTGAATCTGGTGTGTCGTTAAACGGAACGTATTATACGTTTAAAAACGGTGAGTTATGGGAGCATAACGCAAATGCTACAAGAAACTCTTTTTATGGCGCTGCTGCTCAACCATCTACTGTTGATCTTATATTTAATGATGAAGGTTCTAGTATTAAAAACTTTAAAACAATAAACTACGAGGGAACAAAAAGTAGAGTTTATGATACAAGTCCTGGTAAAGAAACATCTGTTAGAACAGAAGGTTGGTATACACCTACTATAACAACTGATCAACAAGATGGACATGTAAAATATTTTATTGAAAAAGAAGGTAAGTGGTACAACTATATAAAAGGTGTTTCAACTACTTGGGATAATAATTCTTTTTCTGGTAACTTAGATGTTAGAGAGTTTTCAACACAAGGTATAGGTAATATTACAACTAATGGCGTTGGTGGTGCTGCTCAGACAGCGCAAAGTATTACTGTGTCTATTAATCCTACTACTAGTAATCCTAATTTTACAGCTTCAATACCTCAAATCATAACTGCTACTCCTGGTGCAACAGTTAATAACAGTCTAACGTTTACATTGTCACCTGTACATGGAAACGCTTTTTATCCTAGTCCAAACAACTTAACGTTTACTAGTGAAACAAGTAGTCCTGTTGCTGATGCAATGGGTACTCCAACAGGTTTAACAACTATAAAAGAAAATGGAGATATAGATGTTGTAATACCATTAAACTTTACTATGCCTTCAGAAAGTCAAACAGTTACTGTTAATATAGCTGGTAGAGCTTTAAAATCTAGTAAAAGTGTTAACGGTACACTGGATATTGTAGGAGACAACTTTACAAAAGCATTTACACCTTCTGGAGAAGCTTATAGCGGTACTGGTGCTCAAGGTAGTGGACCTGTTACTTTAAAAACAATTGTATTAACAGCTGCTTCAAATCACAAGTTTAGTATATTGCCAGCTTTAGATACAAGTGGTTTAAATGATGTAAACGATTATGATATAACAGTTACTGAAACTACAGGTAGTATAGCTGGTGGTGATTTAACAGTTGTAACAATTGTTATAAAATACACATTCCCTGCTTCTAATGTTACTGGTGATGTTATAGGTATATTAGGAACAACTGAAACTACATTTGTTCCTACTACAGATAAAATATATAATTATCAAATAAATGAAGCAAATATATCACACATAGGTGAAACAAGAGATTTAGTTTTATTTGGTGATCCAGGAGCTACAGTTACAATAGAAGCTGAAAACGCAGCTAGTACATCTGAAAGTTTAATATCAGGTCCTAAAGTTGTAACTATAGCATCTACAACAGATGAATTAGCGGGCACTGTATCTGGTCAACATACTGAGGAAATATACTTCCCACCTATAACAGGAAGTTCTAATATAACTTATAATGTAACTTTAACAGAGACTTCTTCTGATTCTTTCCAGTTTAATTCTGGTAACTCACCAAAGGTAATAGCTTTAACACAAGCGCCTTCAGTTAATGTTAATTTTGCAATATCAAAAACAAATACAACAAACTTAACAATACCTTCAACAGTATATACGTTTACTGGTAACGGTAGTAGTTATGATCCTAGAACACACGAGGGTTATGAAGATCCTGTTGTTTCTTGGGTTGTTTCTTCTCAAAATAATAAATTATTTAGATTACCTGTTACCCCTACAAACGCACATATAACAGAAGGTAGTACTAGTGGTGAAACAAGATTATTAACAGGTGGAACTAAAGTTTTACCTCTATTAGATATAACAGTTAACAACGCTGTTACACCTGCTACAGCAACTATAAGTGGTGATTATTCAGTACATTTCTTAGGTACTAGTACTCAAACAGCTACTTTAAACTTAGATAATTTAATAAGCTTAAACACACCACCAACAGCTTCAAATAGTAGTTTTACAGCTAATGCAACTGGATCTACAACACACGGTTTAACAGCAACGGATGCTGATGGAGATTCTTTATCATATGTTGTTGTTAGTGCTCCTGCAAAAGGTACGCTTGCAATATCAACAAATGGCGTTGCAACATATACTAGAAACGCAAATCAAACAGGAACTGACTTGTTTAGATTTAAAGTAAATGACGGTTTACAAGATAGTAGTGACGCAACTGTAAATATAACACTTGGATCAGGTAGTTTGTTTAGTTACAACACTGTTTATAAATGGAAAGATACATCAAGTAGTAATCCAACTACAGAGTATAACATGTCAGCTGTATTTAGTGGTACTTTAATTGCTCAAAACCTTACGTCAGGAAGTAGCAATGATATAACACTTCAAGTTACAAACTGGAACGTTAATGATACAAGTGCTGGTGTTCCTACGTACATGAATGGAATAGAAGATTTCCATCAAATACACTATAGACTTAAGAACGCGTCTGGATCAACAGTAAATAGTGGAACAATACCTATAGTTTACTCAGGTACTGGAACATCAACATTTAACAATAGTGAAAGAACAGGTGTGGTTAAAAGTAGTGTTCATGATACTAATCATAACAGTTTAGCTGCTGAGTCACACACTTTAGAAATAATATTAGAATATAAAAACAACGCAACCCCATAATTATGCCAACAGTAACATTAGAATTTGATAACCCAATAAACGAATCATTACAAG